GGGTATATCATGTGGTATTTCATCTCTCTCTCCCTAATCTAATTCGACTTCGTAATAATCAATCCATTCTTGCACTGTGTCCGTGATGCCGTGGCTCGCTTGTTCCTTGATGTAGTCGTACCCTTCAGGCGTGAGGTTCAGACCTAGTAGTTCCTCACACTTGGCGCAGTGGTCAGGGTAATCAGTCTCTCCTTGCAAGGTTGAGGCTACCTGGGGCCAGCCGTTCGAGTCGTCATAGTCCAGCCTCAATTCACCTGCCTGCATCATGTCTTTCTCTAGTGTCTTGCCGCATGGTTGGCAGTATGTGTCTGCCTGATAGATGTAGTATGTCCTGTGCATCATGCCCTCTTATTCTTCTCGATGAAATCCAAGACTAAGTGCAGTGCCTGCTCCCGGCCATGATAGCGGTCACGCCGTGCCCCTGGAGACTCGTGAGTCCATATGTAGTGTGTGGATTCGAGTTGACTGATGACATACTGTTCAGTCAAGAGCGCCAGTTCAGATTTAGTTGGCTTGCCTTGGTTGTTGTTCATGCTAAGCCTCTCTCTTTATTGTTTAGGTATTCGGTTACGCCCCATGTTTTCATCTTGTTAGTGGATTCGTACATCTTCTCGCCACGTGTCAGGGTTGGGCGTCCCTGATTGCTCGTGCCTGGTATCCATTCCCAGATTATGTATGTCCCATATGTTGACCGAACGAATTTGTATTCCATCGTGCCTCTCTCTATTGTTAGCTAGTTCACAACCTATGAGCGTTTCATTACTGGCATTGGTGTCGCTAGTTCTCCTGTACCAAAGGCAACCAACCAACTGCGTGTGAACTCGTGGTCAAGCCCTCTGTATGATACGTATAGCTTGTATTTCTTCTGGTACACCTTGAATCCTAGCCCGTATGCCTGGGATACCTCATTCATCCTGCGCCTGGTCGTGACTGTGTTATATCCGCCAGTGTCTAGCTGTATCTCCTCAATGAATCCGCCTCCCTGCCGGAACTTCACTATTTCTGTGCTATGTAGGGTGACTATTACCCACTCCCCGCCAACTGTCTGCGGTATCCGCTCGACCTGGGTATTATTGGTCGTGATGCCTAGATTCTCGACTTCCCAACGGTACAGCTTGTATTCATTCATGCTTGTGCCTCTCTCTTTATCTTGTATTGTCAGTCTATCATAGATTGTCTAAGTTGTCAAGTGTCTAATCGCGTGTTAGTCCTTTAGCTGTAGCCTGGCCCATAACTTTGTGATAGTCGCTATCTAACTGAGCCGTCCATTGGATGTATTCGTTTACCTGTTCGGCATTCAGCCAGCCCATCACATCATCGGACTCACTCAAGGGATACCATGTACCCTGGCCCTTGTACATGACTGCTATCTCTGCATTCTCTGACGTGAACTCGTGGTACTGTCCGTCAAAGGGATTTATCTTGCCTTGCATCCTGCGAGTGTCGCAGTAGTTCCCTGGCCCCCACTGTACCGATATAATCCAGCCGTTGGGAAATTCCATCTTGAATCCGAATGGTGTATTCGTGAACATTCCGTGCCTCTCTATTTTAGTATGTTGACCAGCTTTAATTCCTTGATTAATTCCCGCGCCCATGCCTCTGCATCCTCTGGCTTGTCTACCTGTTGGTAGGCTATGGCTTTCGCCAGGCATGTGCTGAGTCTGCTCCTGTCAATCTCCATTCCGTGCCTCTTTTTAGTTTACGTTTCGCCTATTCAAGTCTCATCGGTACAGCTTTAGCTGTAGACGTTGGTTTAGCGGCACTGGGCACATTTGGTAGTGCCTACGTGGTAGCTAATGAATCGACCAGTACATACCACGCATTGGATTGGGTTTACATTTGGATAACTCTTGACAGTGTGCCGCCCATTGATGATTACGAAGTCGAATTAGATTAGGGAGAGAGAGATGAAATACCACATGATATACCCCGTCAATAGGTGGGTAACAGGCGAACAGTTAATGGACGCCGCGTCCGATGCCATAGTCAATAATGAATTGACCGCAGAAGAAACCGGGTTAACGATACCGCCTGTTACATTCGACGATGCGATTGACATACTGATGGACTTAGGCGAAGTCACGATTACATCGGAAACTGAATACAACCCGGCACAGGATTAGGAGAGGCATGATGAAAGCGACACTGAAAGATGGCACACAGATGGAAGTCAAGACAGGGCCGGAGTGGGATACGGTATGGGGATTACAGATGCTCGACCCGGATGGCTTTGGCGAACGAACCAAGGACGCACCACGATACAAGGCACTGATGGACGAGGACACCTACCTGAGGTGCATAGGTAAATGCACCTGCAAGTTCAACCGTGATGGGAAGTACGTCAAGATGATGCGAGGAGTCAATCATGGCTGAGAGAAACGAATGGGTCGAGCGTATCAACACAAGCACAGATGATGCAGTCACGGCAATCTTAAACTCAATCGCCGGGATGGTCGAGAAGTACAACACAGAGTTAATCGAGTCACTCAGTCCAGAGGCCCAGGCAGAGGCCAACGATACATATCAAGCGGAGATAGACAAAGCTATTAAAACAGATTGACCCAAGGGGTCGACAACTATAACAATATTGGGAACTAGCTAACAACAGATAGGAGAGAGAGAAAAATGGTACTGAAAGAAAAGGTAAACAAGCCCAAGGCAAAGCGCACGAGCAAACCCAAGGTCAAGGTGGCGAACGGCATCGAGTTCCATGACCCAGACCTGGACTTTGTGTCCATAGCCAAGATACAGAACGAGATACAGCGGGTACTACAGAAAACCCATGCGTACCTGGGTGGGCGTCCACTGGAAAAGGTAGTGGATGCAGAGGCGAAACGGATTAAGACCGTGCCCATCACGCCCATCGTGGTCACCCTTCAGACCAAGGGCCAGAAGAAGAACTGTGCTGGACATTGGGCAGAGGGTAGGTGGGAACAACAGGACATAGAGACAGGCGAGTTCATACAGAACGTGAACGAACTGAACATCTCAGCGGAACACCTGCTCGATGATAGGTACGAGGTGATGAAGTACATCCAGCATGAGGATATGCACAGGGAATGTTTCGACAACGGCATCAAGGACGTGGCCGCTGGCGGTAGACATAACGGCAAGTTCATCGGCGACGATGGGCAGAGGGCCGGGGCCAGGTTCCTGAACCCTGTGGACTGTACCTGTGGGAAGGGCGGCAAGAACGTACACGGTACGTCGCACCTAGAGGTCACGCCTGAGTTCAAGACATTCGTGGATGACGTACTCAGACCTGACTGGACAGTGTTCGACCTTGCTAGGAACATCGTCAACAAGGACAAGAAACCTAGCGCCAACGTGTCGTTGAAGTGTGGATGCCCAGGCGGTGAGGAGTTCCCTGCCAGTGCGGTCATGCCCAGAAAGTCAGCACTGACACGGCTCATGAAGTATGGCCGGATACTCCCACCGTGCGACGGCTGTGGGATGGAGTTCACGTCGAACTCCATCGCCCTGCCCCCTACGCAGTACCTCGACCCTGTTGAGGCAGAGGAACCAGAGGTAGTAGAGGCAGACGAGGAGATGTCCACGCTGTACCTTCTCGATGATGAGGACACAGCCCCAGCGGTAGAGGACTACGAGGTAGTCTCTGACACTGAGGACGATGGTGTCCGGGTTCTTCAACTGGGCGTCAAAGCAGAGGACGCAAGCTGACTGAGGTGTTCCCTGGGCTGTGGGAAACTATGGCCCAGGGTATCACTTGACAACCCAGGTAATCTATGGTACAATACAATCATACTGAAGGAAGGAGAGAGAGTAATGGCAGCAGATTTCAGCGACACAAAGTTTCTTACATACGATGCACTCAAGAGGATTAACGCAAGCTCCGTGCATTACAAGCGCAACCGAAACGTCTACTTCGATAGACTGCCCATCCATGACGACGGCACCGTATACCCGGTGAGCATGAGCTTTGTCCACAATGACAGAGAGATACGGACTCAAATCACTCTGAACAAAGACGGAGAGACAATCTTTCTGGACATGAGCTTCGACGAGTTCAAGAACCTGCCAACCTACGGTGAGTTCCAAGAGGCAATCACCACCGCAGAGGCCAATACGGATAGTGTGAACTAGGTAACAACAAGGAGAGAGATGGGTAAATTCAAGAACGGTTCAAAAGGCAGATTCAAGGATGGGAAAGTCCAGTATACGCCCGACGGAGATAGGGTGACTGTCCATGAACATGATTGGGTGATGATGGATGTAACGATGCACCCCAACCCCGATGCGAAACGCCCTCTCGCCGGAGTGACAGTGCTTTGGAGATGCAACCGACGCGGCTGTCAAGGATTCAGGCAGGCACCGTACAGGTTCCTTAGGCCACGCAGTAACCAACAACCGAATATGTTATCCCCAACCCTAGACACCATCATGCAAGGCGAGCTACGCCAGAGGGTGATGGCAGAGATTAGCCCGATTGTGGACTAGTTAACAACAACAAGGAGAGAGAGATGCTTAATTTCAATGACCCATTGAACCCACTGAACAAAGATTTGCGGGATGCCGCATCGACACTGACCGCTGGACAGGCCCGGTTCATGGTTGACCTGTACTACCAGTGGCAAGAGGACAGGAAGTCAGCGCACGGACAGATACGTGCCGCATCAGAGGAACCCGAACCGCATGACGTAATCATGTGGCTGGCAGAGAACACACGGAAGGTAGAGGACAACATCAAGAATGCCCTGGGTATCTATGCCAACAGCCAGACGGTAGGCAGGTGGGCGCAGTCCATCTACGGTATCGGGCCAGTCATATCGGCTGGACTCTTGGCCCACATAGACATAACCAAGGCACCAACCGTCGGGCACATCTGGTCATTCGCAGGCCAGAACCCTGAGATGAAGTGGGAGAAGAAGACCAAGCGCCCATTCAATGCGAAGCTCAAGGTGTTGGTCTGGAAGATAGGCGAGTCATTCGTCAAGGTATCCAACAACGACAACGATGTCTACGGCCATGTGTACAAGGAGCGCAAGCAACTGGAAGACAAGCGCAACGAGGCAGGCCAGTTCTCTGACCAGGCAGAGCGCATCCTTACGGAGAAGAACATCGGCAAGGACACCGACGCATACAAGGCGTACAGCCAGGGCAAGCTGCCACCGGCACACATACATGCGAGGGCCAAGAGGTACGCCGCCAAGTTATTCCTGGCGCACTACCACCACGTAGCCTACGAGGTAGAGTACGGCACGCTGCCACCCAAGCCCTACGTGATAGACCACCTGAAGCACGCCCATTACATATCGCCACCCAACTGGCCCATGGACTAAGCCAATCACGTAGCGAGTACCCCTGATGCGGAGCGAGCCATGTTATCAGAGAGTACCAAATTGGAAGAGCGAGTCATGATAATAAAGAGCACCATACATCGTGAGCGAGTCATGTAGAGCGAGGGCACCAACCAGTTAGAGCGAGTCAGAATGTCCGAGAGTACCACGCAGCTGGAGCGAGTCACGAAGCGTGAGAGCACCATAACTGCCGAGCGAGCCACCTTGCGTGAGAGTACCAACATGTTGGAGCGAGTCATCGTGAGGGAGAGTGCCATCACACCTGAGCGAGTCAGGTCTTACGAGAGTGCCATAAAGGAGGAGCGAGTCATGCCGTCGGAGAGTGCCAAATGCTGGGAGCGAGCCATAAGGGGCGATAGTAACATTTCTAGGGAGCGAGCCAATAGGGCGGAGAGTACCACATGTAATGAGCGAGTCATTTACCTTGAGAGTACCAAACGTGGTGAACGAGTCATAGAAATCGTGAGTACCACTTCACCTGAGCGAGCCATGTTGGTCGAGAGTACCAGATAACGAGAGCGTTGTGACCTAGTTAACACCAAGGAGAGTAAATGATAAGACCAATCAGCATCAAGGAGTTCGAGCATATTGACAAGGTGGTAGGCAGGCTATCTCGCATAGATACACCAGAGTACCAGGCCATAGCCAACCTGAAGGAAGGTGAAGGAATAAAGATAGCGCACTCATTGGCATTCCCTTGCACACGGAAGGGCAACTGCGCCCTGACCACCCTGGTCTACAACATCGCTCGTGTATCTGGCGGCAGGTACAGCACCAGCCACATAGGGCCACGAGATGTAGGCAACAACGGCAAGACCTGCGACCACATGAGCCAGGGCAGTCGTTCAGGCAAAAAGGTGATAGGCACACATAACCACGAAGCAGAAGATTGTGGTTGCCTGGCAGTCTTTAGATATTTTGACCGTAAAGATGATGAGGAGAGAGTATGAACATATTCAGTTGGCTTTTCAATAAGAACCAGACAACCATGGAACCAGTGACAACCAAGCCAAGGCGCGGGAAGTGGGAGCGGTGTCGTGGCACCGGGGGAACCTTGTTGAAGATGCATAAAGTCGGGAGCAAGTGGTTTGGCACATGCACTAAGTGCGGCAAGGTTCCCGTCGCAGGAACCAAGACCGGGGTGGCCTGGCCGCACAAGCAACTGACACCTCAGGGTTGACATTCATACCAAATCATGATAGACTATACCAAGTCTTAACAATAAGTGGTTCGTTCTCCCAAGGGCCAAGCCGCCTTGGCTATCGCACAATGGTCAGCGTTTGAGCCGCCTGATGGGTACACAAGGACGATAATGAGGGGACGCTTACTGAGCCTCAGGGGCTTTACCCCTCGCCACTAATAAAAGAAAGGAGAGAAGCATGGCGAGTAACAGCGAGGACATAAGCAACAACCTCAACGAGATACGGATAGTGCTGGGGTTCATCCTGGCAGAGATGCGACGGCGCAACGAAAGAGAGGAAGCTGTCTTGGCACAGCACGAACAATACGGAGAGGAGAGAGCATGACCTACACCTCAACCTGCTGTGGCGTACGCCCTGTTAGGGGTACGATACTCACATTCAATGACTACGACGCGGGAGCGGAGCTACAACCAGGCATTCCACTTCCTGACCCAGTAGAGGTGCATTATGGCACGTGTTCACAATGCAAAAAGGGTAGCCAATTTACAGAGGAGAGAGCATGACCACAATAGAAAAGGCAGACGTAGAACTATCGGCCCAAGCGTTGGAGAACGTACTCATATCGGGTGACCTGTCCAAGCTGTCACCATCAGACAGGGTGGACTACTATCAGGCAGTATGCAATGGCCTGGGGTTGAACCCGCTGACCAAGCCATTCGATTACATAGTATTGAATGGCAAGCTAACACTCTATGCGTTAAAGGCATGCACTGACCAGCTAAGGCGCAAGAACAAAGTATCCATCACCCCCTTGAGCAACGAAGTGGCCGATGGGATACACGAGGTCACAGTGCAGGCCACCATGCCAGACGGACGGACAGACTCCGACATAGGAGTTGTATCCATATCAGGTCTAAAGGGTGACGCCTTGTGCAACGCCAAGATGAAGACCATGACCAAGGCAAAGCGTCGTGCCACCCTGTCCATCCTTGGATTAGGGATGCTCGATGAGTCGGAAGTTGAAACAATCCCCAATGCAAGGACTCAGGCTGTAGACATAGAGACAGGGGAGATTCAGGCTGGGGTTCCCACGCCTAGACCCCAGAACAATCGTCCTGAGACGCCGATTAAGGGGGTCGGAGAGGGCGAGGTGGCCTCTGGGTCAGATGAGGACGGAGATGACCCCTACTTAATCTGCCCGATTCACCATAGGGAGTGGTTTCAGAAGGGTCAGATGAAATCTCCGGCCCATAACGATGAGACAACCAACAACGAGTGGTGCAACCTGGACAAGATGGAGAGGGCCGCACCTCATCTGTTCGTCACCACGCCAGCACCCCCACCCGACATCGAGGTAGAGGATGATGAGCCAGAAGAACCCGAACCACCTGAGCCAGACGTTCCGCAAGGATAACGGCTCCGTCGTTGGGGTTCTGAAGAACGGATGGCTGGAGAAGCCAGTCAACCCGGCCATCCACAAACTCCACAGCCCTAGCGGTTGGGCCACGGACAAGGGCCACGTAGACAGGTTGGTGCAGATGGATGCAAAGGGTATCCGTCTGCGGCTGACAACGGGGGTGATGTTAGAGGCCACACTGAAAGACCTCATCGCTCACGGATTCAAGATGAACCGTGGGCACGGCGACCAGTGGGTACTGGTTGACCAGCACTGGGAAGAACCACAGAAGGCGCAACAACTCAAGATGTTGTGACCTAGTTCACAAGGAGAGAGAGATGGCTAAAGAGATGGAACTGTCAGCGATACAGCACAACGAGCAAGACAGGATAAAGGCCGGGACTATCGAGTTCCTCGATGAGTACCGTGGGCGGCGAGTGAATCAGTACACCGGGGCTAGAGGTGGGCGGCACTACGAGGTCGAGGGGTATCAGTTCGACTTCTCATCCGTCACCAGTGTCACAGGTATCGTGAACAAGTTTGGCATCCCCGACTACTACAAGCGGAAGGGGATTGAGAAGGCTATCGACATCATGGCCCAACCTGGCGCACAGGAACGGCTGGCGCTGTCGGCCACGCTGAAGAACGACAGGGCACGGAAGCACAAGAACAATACCTGGCAGACCGAACTCTATGAGGAAGCCAAGTCGGGGCCGCAGGATGCGATGGACATCGCCGCTAACTTCGGGATAGATGCACACGCCCTCATCGAAGACATAGCTATGGCAGATGTGCGGGGCGGAGTGTCTATGACAGATGGGCGGGGCGGTGAGTACAGCGCTGTCATCGAAGGGTTCCAAGCATGGTTCAGGGACAGTGACTTGCAGATACTAGCCAGCGAACTGATGGTGTACCACCCGGCATACAAGTACGCGGGAACCATTGACCTTGTGTGTCGGCACGAGGGCACTGCCGATTTGGTGGTCATCGACGTGAAGACAGGCGGCGTGTTCGATGAAGCGGCTATGCAAATCAGCGCCTATGCTGATGCCCTAGAGTACCTGACCAATGACCCGGTATCGGAAGCATGGGTGTTGCAGCTACCGCGTGAGCGCCCTACCAAGTGGGACGCCGATAAGCTGTACGAGGTACACAAGGTCAAGAGCATCCCGGCCTATCACGATGCGTTCATAAGTGCGATGCAATTACAAGAGCGCCTGAAAGAGGAAGCATGGATTACGTAGCAGAGACTATCACGGTACTTGAAGCGTCAACGATACTGGGCATCACGTTGAATACCGCATACACATGGTGCAAGACCGGCAAGATGGCCGGGGCATTCAAGATGGATGACCGCCCCAAGTGCCGCTGGTTCATCACCAGGGATATCTTCGAGGCGAAGCTGGACACCACACGTATGCTGAACCACTACGAGAAGGCAGAGGTAGAGAGGATGGTGACATGAGCATCAAGGTTATGTCGTGGGTGTGGGAGCAAGACCTTCCGCCCCTCGACAAGATAGTGCTGATGGCTATAGCTGACCACGCCGATGACGATGGGTACGCATGGCCTGGGATGAAAAGAATCGCAGAGAAATGTTCGATGGAGAAGCGCACAGTGCAGCGCCACGTAGAAAAGCTACAAGAACAGCAACTCCTCAAGGTCGAATCAAGGCAACGGAATGACGGCAGCAGTTCATCAAATGGGTACACGGTGGTAATGGACGGGACTAAAGAGGAGGGGGTGGCAGAGAGTCACCCCCCCATGTCAGGGATGACACCCCCCCATGGCACAGATGACACCCCTTTAACCGTCATAGAACCATCAATAGAAACAACAACAACAACAATGGAAAACTGTGTTTCATGTGACCAGCAGGGCAGTGACGAGCATTGCATAGGACACCACGATTTGGCTCAAGGAACTATCTATGCTAAATGCCAGGACGGCTGCCAACCGCTTACCTTGCTGGAAGTATTCAATGACCCTGAATGGCTGACGACATTAGCCGATGTGGTCATGCCAACCGTCGAGCAACGTAACCGCATCATGAAGTGGGCGAGGAACCACGAGGTGGCTGTGCTGACTCAGGTGGCATACAGTGCAGCGGAAGGCTGGGCGCAATACAAGAAGAAGAACAAGTCGCTGTACAACACCTTCATGAACTGGGTGAACATGCAGGAGAATCGTAACGCAGCGCGGGGTGGGCCAGCGGAAGTGTTACCTAGGTCACAACAAAATAGGTACGGCGCAGAGGCATACATCCAGAACCAGGGGCTGCACCCTAGCTCAGAGGAAGCAAAGAAGATAAGGAGAGAGTGGAGTAATGGCTGACATGGACAGTCTAGCCAAGACGCTAGAACTTATGGGCAACTACAAAACGAGGTTCGCTGATGCAGGCATACCTGAACACCTGCATTACATCACTGAGGACATGCAATGCCAGAACGTGATGTACTCATTCGGCCACCGCAACACAGGGGAGATAATCGAAGGCCGTTGCCATAAGCTATTGCGCGGTCACCCAGGCACAGAGGAATACCTCTCAGCCCACGGCTACCAGTTCTACGATGTCGAAGAAGGACGGATGGTGGGCGTCAAGCAGGCTGACTTCTGTCGGTGCGACGAGCTTGTCCAGCAGAAGCAACTCATAGACAAGTACGACACCATACGTAGGTATCGGGACGCCAACCTACCGCAGGTGGTACGCGGCAAGATACCACGCTCCAGCATCAACGCCACCTTCGAGAACTTCGCTGAACGTGAGGGGGCAGAAGCTGCATTCGAGGTGGCATCGGACTACACCGTGGGGAACGCGCCGTCCATCCTCGTGTTCATAGGTGGGACAGGCACAGGCAAGACGCACTTACTCGAAGCCATCGGCAGGCAGTACCTCGAACAAGAACGCGAGAGCGGTGCGCCTTACACGGTACGGTATGAACTGGTGGCGAACATGCTCAGGCAGTTACGTGAGTCCTTCCGCCTCAAGGCAGAGGAGTCCGTGATGGCCCATGCGTACAACGCTGACCTGTTGTTGCTTGACGATATCGGCGCTGAGAAACCCAGCGAGTGGGTGGAGCAAGAACTGTTCAACTTGATAGAGGACAGGTACAGGAACAACAGGCTGTTGGTCGTGGCTACCAACGAGGTCGAACCCACCATCAAGGCCAAGCTGGGTGACCGCATAGCGTCACGGCTATTCGACAGTGAGACAGGCACGGTCAAGCAGGTGTATTTGACCGCAACCGATTACAGAGCGGGGATATCATAATGATGAAACATTGGGTAGGTAAATGCACGATATGTGGAGACGAGGATGTGATGCGATATCAGTGCCAGAGATGCAACAAATGGTCTTGCGAAAAGATTGAGTGCGCCAAGCTAATCAAAGCAGTAAGCATGTGCGCTGTGCCTAAGTCTAGGAAATAACGTTGAGCTTCACGATAACCGTACCAAAGAAAGGATAACAATGAGCGATTTAGAGATTGTGCCTATGAATATTTCGGATGCCCAATTTTGGGTGAACGAACACCACCGACACCATCCCGCTCCTGTCGGCGGATTGTTTGCAATGGGTTTGGCCCAGGCAAAGATAGTGGTTGGGACTGCCATCGTAGGACGGCCTATCGCTAGGCACAATGATGATGATTGGACAGCTGAGGTGACACGGGTAGCCATTATCGAAGGCGTTCCGAATGGGTGTTCCATGCTGTACGGAGCCTGCTGGAGAGCCTGTCGCGCTCTAGGATACAAGAGGCTCATTACTTATACTTTGGAAACAGAGCCAGGAACAAGCCTCAAGGCGGCGGGATGGAAGATAATAGGCCATGTCAAAGGTCGCAGTTGGAGTAGTCTTTCCCGCCCACGCATAGACAAACACCCATTGCAAGATAAACTCAAATGGGAGGCACAGTGATAACAAATGGACTGCCCTATAAGAGAACCATGAGTTTCACAATAACCGTACCCTCGCTGCCACCAGTGGAGTTCAGCCCCAACTGGCGGGGGCATTGGTCAGCACGGGGCAGGGCTGGGAGCCAGGCGCACGATGACGTGATTGCCCTGGTCAAGGAACAAGGATGGGATGGTCACCCTTTAACCGGGGTGACTATCTCTGTGTCATGGGGAGTGAAAGACAAGAGGCGTCGGGATACCGATAACTTTGCGGCCAGGACTAAGCCGTACATCGATGCACTTGTGATGGCCGGGGTGTTGGAAGATGACAGCAGGTTCCATGTCTTATTCCAATTCGGTTGGCACGAGGCCAAGCAATCAGAGACAGTGATAACTGTGACCTAGTTCACACTAATCGTTCTCCAGCACCTTCATTCCCAAGGCAACAAGTCCACCCACTGTGCCTGTGGCAATCTCAACCATGTCTGCGTATATAGCATAGCCCGTTATCAGCGATAGCATGAACAGGGCCATGAATATCTGGGGTCGTATCTTTCCCATCATCTAACAACCTCTTGAACGAGCATAGCAACAAGCTCACCTACGGTAGCCACAGCTATCACACCCACTATCATCAGCAGGATTTTTAGCTGGCCCCGTAAGTTAGATACTTCCAGTGCTAGGTGGTGGAAGTCGTTCTCGATGAACCGTTCCAACTTGTCGCGCACCGCTTCTCTAGGCACGACGTTTGGCTGTTGGCTTCCACCCATGCTTCACGGCACGTAAGAGATTAGCCTGCCGCTTAGCCTTAGCCTTGGTCGTTCCCTTGGCCTTTGTTCCGTGCGGAGATGTGACCTTGTACTTGCTGCCCGATTTGCTGATGCTGTAAGGCATTAGACGTAGCGTCGGCGCATGGGCCTTCGTACTGGTGGTGCTACTGGGCTGGGTGCGCCCCCGACACGGCGACGGCGTACAGGTCTGGCTGGCCCAGGCATGGCGCGTCTGGGTCGTCTGGGCAGGTTGTGCGGGTTACCTGGTGGGCCATGTCTAGGCATGTTAAACCTCCGCTAATGTGAACTGTATGTAATATTCTGCTACACGGCTATGTTCGTGATGTGCCTCTTGTTCCTTGAGGCTACCGGGCATGAAGATGACAGACTTAGCGTCCTGTTTGTCGGGTGTGCCGAAGACCAAATCAGCAGGGGCAGCGTCCCATTCGCGTAGCTGCTTCAGGTCGGCCTTCGGGTTGCCGCTTATGGCCCCGTTCAATGTCTGTTGTTTCCCCGCCAAGTATACAGTCAAGGGGTACAACTTGGTAGCATCAGGTCTTAGCTGTGCCTTCAGCCTGAATGAGTGTAACTCAGCCGGGGTCGTGCCCACTGTGGTCAAGGCTGGCGTGAGCCGTAGCTCCAACGTCTTGCCTGTCGTACCCAGTGGGAAGTTCAGGGTCTGGATGGGACTCTCCGTCACGGTGTCGAGCGTAGTCCAGGCGTCTGCATTGTCCAACTTGTACTGAACCGTTATCTGCCTACCACCAGCGCCCAGGTTACGTGTCTCTAGCTCGATGGACTCGTACCTCTTGCTCACCCTTGGCAGGTTAGCGTCCCACTTCACCGTGTCAGCGTAAGCGTCCGTGTCATTGGTGTAGCCATCGTCCTCGTCGTTGCCTGTGTCACCGAAGGCGAAGTAATAAGGCATGGAAGATACGCTGGCTTCCTCGTAGCCCACCCATAACCTGCGCCTGTCGCTACGTGAGGTGTCCACCATCAGGGCCACACGCGAGGAATACAGCGTCCCGCCTGCACCTAGCTTGGCGAGTACGTGCCACCGGAACTCCATGTTCCCTTCATGCTCGACCTCGTTGGCCTGCATGGCGTAGTAGTAGTTGGCGCTGGCATCTTTGACCAGAGCGAATAGGTTGGTCGGGTCGCCGTGCATCGCAACCACCGGGCCGTGAAGGGCCGATTGCTCTGGGGCCAGCTTACTCAGACTGACATCCCTGATGGTGGCATTGGCGTAGTTGAAGTCGAGCAATCCGCCACCACCCAAGGGCAGTAGGATGTGGCCGTTCCACACGTATGCCGCACGGAAGTTGTCGGTGTGTCCGAACTGGCGGAAAAGTGTAGTGAGGTTCCGTACCTGTCCATCGGTGGTATAACTGTAGATACCGTTGGTCTTGGTCACGAGTATCGTGTCTGTGTCACCATCTACCACGATGCCCGTGATGGGTGAATCATCGTTACCTATTTCCACAGCCGTAGACCATGACCCTGCGTTGCTGGGGTCTGAAGAACTCTTTATCACATGGGGCTGGTATAGGCTCACGATAGCCCCAGTATCATGCGCTGCGGCTGTGGAGCCGTAACCCCGCACCACGGTCAGGACAGCACTGGACACTCCAGTAACCAGCATGGTTTCCTGGTCGCCCAGCGCATCTACAAGGATGATATCGTTCACGGCAACGTGGCCTGACGCAGAGGCGTCTAAGGTCACATCAGTCTCGCTGTCATCCAGCGCCTCGTTGACGGTACGGGCCGTCTTGAAGATGTGGTTCGCTCCCCATAGGATTTCATTCCCCGCACTGTTTCGCCCCACGGTCATGTACTTGAAGCGCCCAGAGGTGATGGTACTGCTTGTCCAGTTGGTGTCAGCCGCCGCCTTGTACATGTACTGAGCGCCACTGTCCACGATATCTGTGCCCACGTACCATGATGGAGCAACGGCAGTCGTGCCGAATATCACGGCGTTACGGTATTGTATATCGGCTGCAAGTGGCTCTGTTTTTATGTCCCACTCATCATCTGAGGCGTCCCACTGGTACACGTCACGCCCAAGGAAAAGCCACAGGTCATAATTTATGGCAGCCGCCGCCGTAATCATGGGTATCACACCGAAGCCTGTGGGCCTGTAGTTGTTGGGTGTGTCGCCGCTCTTTATGGCGGTAATCGTGGCCTCTCGTGCAGGCTTTAGCACACCTGGCACAGACGTATCTATCTTGTTTGAGAATGCCAGGCGCTTGGGGTCTAGGCGGTCATTGATACCACCAATCCCCAGCGACCAGTCCTCTTGGAACCATATGAGTTCTAGTTCAGGCGGCAGTTCTGAGTGGGTGACCTCACCCATGCTCAGGATACGGGGGCTGATGGTCTGGGAGTCCTGGCTGTTCCACCCACGCTTGCCACGTTGACGTGCCAACATGAACCCACGGTTGTTCGTGCCGCTTGCGTCCGATATGGTTATGTCGTGTGTTACACCTGCGGTAGGCATGTGAACTAGGTCACAACTCCTTACATGCGGTTCCTGTCGAAGATGATGTATCGACCACTGGAATCGGATTCAGTATGCCATGTATCTCGTCGCTTCTGCGCCCCAAGGCGTGGCATCCTGATTCCTGGCTGTGCAGCCATACGCACGGCGTCACGGCTGAACGTAGCTGCCATGTCTGTGAATCGGCTTGATTCGTCCACGGCATTGGACGCTGCCTGCGTGCGAAAGAAGTACATTCCTGCATACGCGGTGATGATGTTGGTCTGTGGCGCTGCCACTTCTGTGGTGCTGCTGTCACTGCTGGGCCTCGATAACAGGCCCATGCCTTCTATGCGGAGCCGCCTGCCAGCAGTAGGGCCACCGATGATAGGGATGTACTCGCCATTAACCTCAGTCTCGTCTCCCTGTTCCGTCAGATAGTGGGGGCCAGCGATGATGCTGGTGGGCATGGTGTACTTCTGTATCGGGCCTGCGTCCAACCAGCACGCATCGAAGTATGCCGTACCGCTGGCGACCACCTCGATGATGGCCTTGACCTGTGTCGCGGAGGTCGGCACACTCACCGCTACGTCCAGTAACTCCCACTCATTCTGCCCCTTGTGATAGGTGGAACTATCTATGTCGGAGCCGTCCCAATCAAGCCGAATCCTGGCGGTATCTGCGGCGGCACACCAGACCCAGCACTTGAATGTAACGGTCTTGTTGGTAATCTCGTCGATGTTGATGGTGGGAGCCTGTGTCAACTGCCCAGTCGCACCACTATCCCCAACCACTTTAGCTGACTGGCTCCCATGTACAACGTATGTAGTGTCGGCGGTAACAGTTGGAGAACCTACCTCTGTCCAACCAGTGAACCCACCGCTGAAAGTCTCGAAGTCCGAATTACTAAGCCTGTCGTCCACGACAATCGTCTCATCCCTGATAGGTAGGTACAGGAACGGAAAGAGTTCTTCGATGGCCCTACTGATGGCCTGGTGCTTCTGTGAGGGGTCGTGCTGATGGAGTTCGTAGGTCACGGAACCCACCACCGGGCCACCGGAAAAGGCTTCCTGCATAACCAGCGTGGTGGTGTTGGTGAAATAGTTCTTGACCATCCGTGTCTCACCGGTATTGGCCCCAGAGGTGACCAGGATGTACCACCCCTCGAAGGCAGCGTCATCAGCGCCACCAGAAAGGTTCCGCAGACCTGTGTCAACGGCTGACGTACCCGCGCTGTTGCCTGCGCTCGTAGTCGTAAGTGACAGGTAGTCACCCATCTCCTCAGAGAGGCGTTGGCGTAGTATTGCGCGGGTTGTAGTAGCCATTACTCCACATCGTCCTTTACATCAATGAGGATATACCCGTCATTCGGGAATGTCTGAACGCTTGAATCAGCGTAGGTAACCTGGAACTCCCCCTCATAGACATCGGCGGTATTGGTGTTGGTGGCTGTCCAATCATATTGTAAGTCGCCTGCACTAGCATCATTGACGGTAACTGATTGCTTGTCAACTTTGGTCGTTCCCGTAGGCTGGACACGCATACTGAAGACAACTGCTGCCCCCGTCACATCGGCTGGTAGGCCATCACTATCGGTCAGGGTCACCCGCAGCGGCGGCTTGGTGTCATTCTGTTTTATCTTGAAAGTCTTAGACGGCGGCATACTCTATGTTGGTCGCTCCTTCGGTGAACAAATCCACCTGGGTTGGGGCACTCACAGCCGTTGCGTTAGCTGGGAAGATGGGCGGGGCCAACTGCATGAACACGAACGGCAGGGAATACTTGATTACCTTTGGCTGCGTGAACTCCATAGGCTGGCGGAGTGCTTCGTTCATGTTCACGGGAATCTGCAATACAGCGGGAAAGGTGATTGGGAATGACACAGCCTGGTCTATCAGAAAGAACATCAGACCCTGTCCATCGCCCTACGCAGTTCTTCTCTACGCTCGTAGCGTTCTATCTTCTTCATGAACGGCACGCACTCGACGCAGTTCTTCTTGCCGCAGGTCGGCGCATCGCATAGGTGACAGTAACCACGCTGGGTGCCACTGCCAGGGCGCACGATTTGGACGCCGTTACAGTGTGGGCAGGTAAAGGTGTCGTGTTCCTCTATCCCACCGTCCACATCGGTGATTACTCCGTAGCCACCAGCGTTAAGTAGGGTTACTCTTCCCACCACGCCCCCGCACGGAAGTCAGTCGTAGCTGATGCGTGAAGTGAATGGATACCGATGCCGTCACCTGAAGTAGCAGGGCAGACTATCTCACTGCCGTCCTTGGCGACCCACCGATACGTAGCGCGGTGGTTCAGCGGGACTTCCATGACCTCTTGGGCGCTGGTGTAGGTCGGCTCACTTGAGTGGTTCTCACCAGCAACAGCTTGTGCCGCACGGTCAGCAAGGTCTAGTTTAGTGGGTGTTATTGCAGTTCCTGCTGTACCAGGGGCGGTGGTGCGTTGAACAGTCCACACACTTAGATGGTCGGCAGGCGTGCCTACGTTCCCGAATACCAACTCATAGACCCAGTTGCGCTGCACCGTGCTGGTATTGGATGTGATACCCAAGCACGATGTTGCGCTCGTCGTTAGAGTCTGGCTCCCTGATGCCGTATATTTAGCCATTAGTCCTCCAAGTTGTGACCTAGGTCACAGTTTCTTACGTGCATGGTAGCACCATCACTTAACCGTGGTCGGGGTGTCCACCAGATTATCCGTGATGACTCTCGCCTTCACAGTGCTGTTGAATACGGCACTCGCGCTATTTATACCACTGCCGTCACCGAACGTATTTGAGTTCTCCAGAACGATACATCCAGCCTTGATGAAGTCCCAGTTCCAGCCGCCCACAGAACTATCCACATCGTCGATTAGGATTTCCCCGATGGTGGCATCCCCCCCGACGGTGTTGATGATTACACGGTCAACGGTGGAGTTCTCTGCAACGTAGGTTCCAGCACCCCGGTCACTGTCAATGACCAGATTGCTGATGGTGCTATCCACTGAGATGGCGTTGGTGTGACCATCGACGTTCCCAGCCAGGGAGATACATCCAGTCTCAATGTTGGCCCAGTCCAGTGTCGGTGCTGAACTATTTCTTATGGTGATTAAGCCCACATTGACCTGTGCGCCAGTCACACCTGTAACTGCCAATGAATCAGTAAGGCCAGCCTTGCCCAAGTCCAAGTTCTTCAACTCCAGCTTATCAAGGCGCACCCCATTCCCCAGATTTATTTGGAGCGTCTGTGAGCGCGTCGCTGGGTCGCTGTCATCAGGTGCGAGTCGCTGACCGTTGAGATTGGGTAGCGCATAGACTGCCCCCGCTTCAGGCCACGTCGGTACATCATTTGTGCCGTTAATAACCAGAGCAAAACTGGCACCGAAGCCTCCAGCCACCACCAGGATAGACATAAGTGCGGCACGACCACCCCCTACCTTGAACGCTTTGGGAATCGGGATTCTGATAGCCGTAAGTAACTTCAGTTGCGGCAACTTTAACTGCGGCAACCACGTTGAAGGCATCGAGAATGTCTTCGGGCCTAACTTAAACTTCACTATTCCTTCCTCTTTCCTTCATCTGAGAATCGAGATGTGATGGCTGCTAGTCCAGCACCAACAGGCGTGGCAAAAATTGCGAAAGCGACCAAAATAATATCTAAATGAGGAGCCACTTCACTTGGGTTACTTGTGGCTTTCCAAATTATCGTGGTGCCAAGAATCACGAAAGCAGCCACGACTGGCCCCAGCATCAGCAGCGTCAGGAACTCTGTACCTGAGAGCGTAGTAGTAGCCTTGACTCGCAGGCTACCTATCTCCTCCCTGGCCTCGGCTAGTTCCTCGCGTATGTCATCTAGTTCAGTCACTCTTTAGTAACTCCCAAATCCGTCGCCCCCTTGATAACTCCGTGGTAGCCCACGCGCGGGATATTATCAGGCCAGGAAGCCCCAAGTTCCGCAATATTTGTGCATAGTTCCACCCCACAGGTTTCAGGCACATCCCGCAATACTTGTTTCTCGGCGTCAAACACCTCCCAAGCCGCTGTGTTGCCCCGACGAGCCTCTCTGTCAGCCGCTCGATATTCCGAAGTTGCATCAATCCGGTCTAATTCAATATTGCGGGCCTCTCTTATTCGCGCAAGTTGGAGCCTCTGGGCCATCGGTAGATTGGCTTGCACACAGCCATTATCGGTTGACCATTCCCAGGTGTCATACCAATCACACGAACAATGACAAGCATGGTCGCCCGGGATATTGCTGTCATCTACGAAAAAATAATCAATTCCCTCAACCGCTGTTTCGGCTAACAGATTCGACCTCTTATAGTCATTGACTACATGGTTGAGATATTCCTCCGGTGTCTCGGCGTAGACCTGAGTGGAAACTCCATCAATTAGAACCCGGATGTCCTCGTCGGTTTTCACAACAAGGCCGTCACTCTCCGATAGCCATACTGGTGATTGAGGGTCGGGAGAGCCACTTAGTACACTCCAGCCGAAAGGTGTCCGTAATTTGACCTGAATAAATGGCTTCAGCAACGGCCTTATATCATCAAACCATGCTGGATGAATAGGCCGCCAATTAAATGGCGCATTGAGATTTTGGCTGACTACATCTCTCACGAGAAATCTCCTAACATCCCGCCGTTAGTATCTTTGTCTGCTAGCGACCCCGCGGAGTACACCGCGATACCGTATGCAGTCCCGTCAGCGCCATTAATGCCTGCCGTGGTATCACTACTCCCACTATTATGACAAATTATGGTCGCTTCGCTCGTCCCTAAATCAGTTGCAATAACAAGTGTGTATATGCCTGTCGAATTTTTAGTCGCGCTGGTCATATTGTAGGACGCGCCGATACCTGCGTTGGCGTCTATTCTGTGATAACACTTGAAGACGCCATTGAGATGCTTCGCCAAGTCTGGGGGAATGTAGGTATCCTCATCAGTCTCGGCCTCTAGGGCTGCTTGGTCAGCCTGGGATGGGCCACTACTGACCGCAGCCCAGGTCATGCCGCCAGCATCCCCAGATTGGGCAGTTAGCATATAGCCATTTGTTGGGGAGTTGCTAACTGCCAGCCCCGCCTCTGGCAATCCTGTGGCGTTAGTCAGGACTCCTGACGCTGGCGTTCCAAGGGCGGGCGTGGTCAGGGTTGGAGATGTAAGCGTTTTATTGGTCAGAGTCTGTGTAGCGGTCAGCGTAACCAGCCGCACGCCCTCCACTTCCAATAGCCCTGCCGCGCCTCTGGTGATGGTCGTGTCAGATGCGTGACCCAATTCGATGCCCGTTACCTGTGGACTGTCACCAGTCCCGACCCCAATGCTGGTTCGTAGCGTGGCCCCTGATTCTGCCACTGGGTCAGTCGTGCCATCGCCAACTATCATTTCACTGTCGGCCAAGACTGCCATAGCGGTGACTGCAGACGTACTACTACCAAGCAGTACCCCACCGTCAGTCAGGCTAGTGGCACCCGTGCCGCCAGAATCAACCGCGAGAGTACCAGTAGCAGCAGAGAGAGCAATCGTGCCCCCGCTGTTACTTGCAGCGTGGGCATGGGTAGCATTGGCCCAGCTAGTCGCGCCTATCGTTGGAGATGCCGTCCAAGCAGGCACACCTGAAGCAAGTTCTAAGATGGTTCCATCTGAACCTTTGGCAAGCCGCGTCAGGACGGTGGTCGATGAGGCGTAGAGAATATCTCCAGCGGCCTGGGATGCAAAGATATGGCCCGTGCCGTCAGAGGCGATGAACTCTGCCTGGGTCAGTTCTGCGCCTGGGTCTTTGTGCTTGAACTCGTTAGCCATTAGTGGTAGCCCACTGTTAGCGTGATGTTGCTGCCTGGGATGTCGGCATATATCGCTGTCCCAAACACCAAAGCTCCCTCGTTCTCTGTACCGAAACGAAGGAACTGGCTGGTGTTAGCAGACTGCACCCCACTTACGAGGTCAGTGCCGCCGTCATCTGTGCTGTCATTGAGTTGCCACGCCCCACCCGTAGCTGCGGCGGAGACAAGCACCCAATATACTTTGCCGGGGTTGGCACTGACAGCACCATCGGATGTCAGGACGGTTGTATCGACTGTGTTATGTGACATTCTTCTTTTCCCACCTCTGGTGTTTCTTGCCGCGCTGGTGCTGTGCTATGTATCCGGCCCTGTATTCTTCTCCGCAACCGCAGATGTCGAATCGGGCTTCGGCACTGACGGCGGCTTGGGGCTGGACTCCTGTTTGGGTTGCGATTCCAAGGAGTTGGCGTTGGAAGTTTCGTTCTTCTTCTTTCTCTTTCCTTTCCTTTTCTTCGTAGATGGTTTGCCACTCCATGCGGTGTCGGACTTGGACGTGCCGGTTAACTTGGAACTCAGAAACAAGATTGGACTTATTACAAGTCGCAAAACCCCAGATATCATACTGCCCCCTGTCAGGGTCATCGGAATGAAGTAGGCACTTCAGTGTGCCTCGCTTGGGTTCTATGTTGGGCTTGACCGTAGTGAAGTACCGCGTGTCGTCGGGCCGCATCTTCTGTAACTGCGACTCCAGCATGTTGCGGTTCACTACAGAACGCTCGCCGTTCTCCGTGTCATAGACATATACGTAGCCTGCCGATTCCAGGGATGCTACCTGTACATCGATGGGAAACGCATCAGAGGGAGAGTGGATGACCTTCCTTCTATCGAAGTTGCCAGGCTCAGGTGCGGCCTCTGCTTCTTCCATCAGTTCTACAGTCATCTTGTTGTCTGTGGTCATAAGCCTTTCTCCTTCGATATCGTCACGAACCTGTCTAAGTGGTCGTGGTATTCATTAACCAAATCATGGGGCTGTATCTCTGGACGGACAGTAGGGCCAAGCCTAACGGCTTCGGCTACTTCTCTAAGCTCTCCAACGCTATGAAGAACTTCCATGCGGCGAGTAGAAGCATCCCACACGCCGCCAGGTATGCGAAACGCATCAGCGGAGAAGTCTTTAGCCGCCCCCAGGTCTTCACGATATTCGGCAAGTCGTTCCCCCCGTACCACGGAGATAATCTGATACCTACGCCAGCCACTGTTGTCAGGTGCCTGTAGGTTGACTTCAGTCAGATTGAATGCAGGCTCATCGAGGTGTACCTCAACCGCTGCTGATATGAGTTTTGTCATTGTGACCTAGGTCACAGCCTATGTCCACGCGGGGATATACATGACTGTGCCACCGTCATCCGTGACGGTAAGCCACTTAGTGATGGTGGCTGTACCTACCCCGGACGGCGCAACATTGGAGATGGTGACAGTGCCAGAGGCGTTAGCCGTCCACTGGGCGCTGTCATTCAGCGTGATAGTCCCGTCCACCGTAAGGCCGTTGACGATAGCCAGACTAGGTGCAACATTGTTGAACCGTGCTATGACAGTGCCGTCCACAGTCACTTCTAACCGTGAGCGGCTACTGTCATAACGAAAGCCTCTACGAGTGGTCACCTAGCTTGCCTAGGCAGTCCAGTCGCGGTTGGCCCAGACCCTGACGTAGTCAACGTCCATGGTTTTGACCGCTGTGGTCTTGGACTCCACTATGACGTTCAAACACAGGTCTACAGAAGTAGAAACTGCGCCGGTAACGGTCTGCTCCAATACTCCATCAACCCACCATTCGACGGTGCCGTTGGGGAATAGTTCCAGTCGCAGGACTTGGTACTCACCAGCGGTAGCACCGGCGTCAAAGTCAACTGACGTAGAAGTAGTCTCTCCGGTAGTAGTTCCACCGTTGTAGACACCATGCCAGTCGCTGTTGTCGGTGAGGTCTGATGCCATCAGGAACCCTACTAAGTCGGAAGCGGTCAGTGTGACGGTGACGGTATCACCATGACAGATAGCGCCTTCGATGATAGCCAGGTCAGTGTTTACATCAGAAAAGCCGATGAAGACCTCTCCGGTGTTGAGTGCGGCCTGACGAACCCGCGCTTCCAGAACGATGCTGCCCATAAGGGCTACATCAAACATGGTCGCACTCTGGAGGCCAGCGGCATGGACATCCTCATTGGTCGTGGTGAGTTGTATCACACCATTAAGACCATCAGAGTCCATGCGAGGCGCACCAGAGTCGGTTTCTGCAATACCTTGACCAACTATGTTCAGCCCTCCGAGGGCTATCGGAGGAACCGTGGTAGCGGCCAAAGTAGACGCCGCACCATAGAAGTCCTCGTCAATCATAAGTCTGCTGTCACTACCTTGTGCCATGTTGTTCACCTTTTTGTTTGAGCTGTAGCTCTAAATTTCGTATTCGCACCCTATAGGGAGCGGTTGCCAAGAAGATGTTATCCCTAGGGACAGCGGCTAGGTTCTCTAACCGCACATCCGCAGGTTGTCCATTCAGGTTATGTACGACCCACCCTTTAGGTATGGGGCCATGAGCCTCAGACCAGATGGTGCGCCGTGTATTCACTACGACGTAGGCGCAGTCGCGTCCGAGTAGACCTCGAACAGCCAGTTTCCTGAACTACGCTCGCCGTAAGCATACTCGTCATAGAGGTACACCACGGTAGCTCCGCCGCCGATGTCTTCCCGGCGAACCGTAGCGGTACGGGGAGCGCGTCCCTGTACCATCACGATGGCCTCTTGGGCGAACACGCCGCCCTTGGCATCGTCGGAACCATCGATGGTGATGTTGCCGTCTTCAAAGACCTCAACCCCCGCAATCTTGCCACGGAAGCCCTCTGAGAACACACGGGCAGTCAGACCATCGGAGACTTCGCCGCCGTCACCAGCGGTAGCCGTTCCGATGCTGGCAGTGAGTTCGTCGTAAAGGTCTTTTATCTGGAAGCCGTGGAGTACGCACCGATACGGTGGGTTACCAGGCTCAGTGGCGTTGCTGCTGATGCGGTAAGCCGCCGCAGCGATGACGCCAGATGCCAGTGTGGTTCCAGCACCAGAGAGGGAAGTGGTCGCGCCGTCAAGGACGGTGAGGCCGTCTTCGTCTTTCTTCCGTTTGATGGCCTGTTGTGCCAAGCTACCAAGCTGGGCGTAGGACTGGGAGTTGATACGGGAAGCAACCCGGTCAGTCACCAGGGTTTGAATACCAGTGACGGTGGGGGTGATGCTGAAGACCGTATCAGACATTTGCTGGGGGTTGTCTAGCGTGGTGGTTTCAGTGATGTTCTGGGCACTAAGCGCAGCCATCGAAATCTCACGCCAACTGGTGCCGGTTCCCTCAGAAAGGGTTACCTTGTCCACCAGGTTGGGCATGACGCCCTCATATTCACGGACTTGCCTGGCAGATGCCACGACAGTATCAAGGCTATCGGCCAGTGATTGGGTAATAGTATCGCCAGCAGCCATAACTTGTTCCTACCTTCGTTTATTGATTCGTCTTGCTCTAGCGTGGTCTGCGGGGGTGGGACTGTCCATCTTGCCATACTCCCGAAACCAAGTGTCATCATCTTGTGTAGCACCACCGCCAGCACTGGCAGCACCAGTATCTAGGTCATAGATACCGGCTTCTTCCAGCCGCTGCTTTGCAGAGGTGCGTTCTTCTTGTCTAACGGATTCGGCCCTATCATTGGCCTTGCCCCGCTCTGCCTGTCGAACCACCTCATGGGCACGGACTAACGTGTTGTACAGCGCCGAAACGCTGCGCTTATTGTTAGCATCTACCCACGATTGGCGTACTTCCTCTAGCTCTGGAGCCTCGTACAGGCTAAGGATTTCATTACCACCCTCGTCCTGCGTCGCCTCCCTTAGCTGGTCGGTCAGTACGCGGTACTGGTTCTGATAGGCACGACCACGTTGGGTATTCTGTGATTGGGCCTGGATTTGACCAAGTTGTTGTGGAAGGTTATCGGTGTCACCTTCAGCGAGTGCTTTGATTAGGGCTGCGTTCGACTGCTCCATGGCAGACAGACGGTCACCTATCCCAAACACCGCCGAATCGGTATCATCGCGCTTCTTATTACGTCCTTGCTCAGTTTTAAGCTGTTGTTCCAGCTTACCCAGGGTGGCCTGGTTCTCATCGAACTTAGCCTTCCAATCTACCTCTGGCTCTGCCTCAGCTTCTTGTACTTCTGGTTGTGGGGCATCAGGTTCCTGAGTTACCACATCCTCTGGTACTTGCTGTTCGTCGGCCATATTACCTCCGTGAGTTACCGCTGTGACCTAGGTCACAACATGGGTCGTCACCTGTACATCAAAACATTAATGCTATCCGCTGTCAACTATCTTGCACTCAGTACCTGTTGCATCCAGTTAGGAGTGCTAACACCGCTATCGTCTGCCGCAGGACTGACGGCTGGTTGGGTGGGCGCTGTAGGTGCAGTCTGCTCGAACGGCAGCTTCATCTGGTCTTCAGTGCCTAACTTGCGAAGCAACTCTCGTTGCAGTTTCTGCCCTGCTGGAGTCTCTGGAGTGGTTTCATAGCCCCACTTGACCAGCTTCGTCTCAAAGGCTTCCGCTCGTGGGTCGCCAGCCTCATACATCTCAACCAGCCATTTCTTGGTCTGGAGGTTGATGTGTTCCATGGCAGTACGCACCTGTGGCTGAAAGACATACTTCGCTCTTTCCATGTCAGACATGGCTCTCCACTTCTTGTGAACATCTTGGAACTCTGGTGGCATGGCGGCAGCAATCTCGTCCTTCTTGTCCCAGTATTCCCGAAGTATCTTCTTGTCATCAAACAATGCACGAGCGGTTGTGTCGCGGTTAAGTCCCGTGTTGTTGTGGATATACTTCTTTATCTCTGAAGAAAGGCCAGCCTCGAAGTCCTCTAATGCTTCGTCCAACATGTTCCAGTTGATTCTCGGAGGAGTAATGGAATGGTCAGTGTTTGCCTTGAACAGTTCGCGGTAATCGTATAAGGCACGCTCGTATTCGTCTGTCGGTATGTCCCGTTCATCTTGGAATAGGTCATATACATCGGCCACGGCCTGGTGGCCTATCCACCGTTCGTTCATGATATCGTTAAGCTGTCTGCGATATTCAGCACCGTCGATTGGACGTGCGTCACCACTCTCAATCTGCTCAGGTGTCGCCCAATTCTGGACAGGTTGATACATCTTTTCCCCCAGTCCAATCATGCCGCCAGTGCCGTCCTCACCAACCATAGCTGTAGTCTCTAGCTCTGCCCACTCACGCCCTGCGTCACCGTATGGGCCGCGTGCCCCTTGAACCATGCGCTCATGTAGTTCCGAGAATCCATTCAGAGGGTCTTCCATCCATTCCTTTTCAGATGGAGATGCGTCCTTATATGCACCCTTGGTTTCTCTGCCTTCCTCTAATCGAAGCATGTGCATCGGGTTATTGGGGTCAGATATCAGGCGCTGGAACATGATGTCCATCTGGGAATAAGGAGATGCGCGTCCTGTCAGGCCAATGACTTCTGTGAATGTACCTTCCCACCGCCCGTCACCAATCGCATCTGCGATACCAGAGACACCGATAGGAACGGTGAACTCACCTAAAGCGAGGCCCATTGACCTGAAGATTTCCTCTGGACTCGCCCCAGTGAAGATTTCTTCACCCTCGAATGTGCGTGCGTCACCAGCCGCCAGGCCAAGCTGCATAGCCCTGATTGGCAGACCTGCGCGGCTATTAACAAAGGTAATGATTTCTTGTGTCGCTTTCCCTACATCTTGAGTATCGGCCATGATATTAGAAACACGGGCAATGGTACGGAAATACGAGTACAAGGGGCCAAATGTATTGAAATACGTCTTTTGAGATGATACTCCTATCTTTTTGCCTGGCATCGTAAACTGCATCCAGTCAGGAGCGAACGGGTCTGTCATGTTGGCGGGTCTGCCCGTCTGCTGGTAATGGATAGCATTGGTTATGCCTATCCCTCCAGCCAGCAGGTGCATCATGGCCTGCTTGGCGGCTAGGCTCTGCTTGGATACACCCGGACGCATAGCTGCACCTATCAGTCCGATATTGGCACGCATGAAGCGAGAAGCGAACGCTACTGTGGATTCAATAGCCTGCTGAGTGGGACGGATACCAAGGATGGCAGTATCTTCTGTGCCCATCAGATTGCGGATGACACGGCCATATTCGACCATCGCATCACGGGCCTCGTTTGTGGCTATCGGCACAAACTCACCGCCTGTCCGTGGGCCTGCCACTACGCTAGTACGGAGGGTCTTATAGAACTCTGTCTGCCCGACGATGATGAACCACTCGAATGCCCGCTGGAACCCTTTGAATGCAGGGCCAAGAAGTGGGATACGGGTAGGCGCGGAACCTAGGGTGGTGGTGCTGAACAAGAACTCAGTCGGACGCATGATAGCGCCCAACTGCTGTCCTTCTTCCATGATAGCCAAGTTCTTCTGCACATAAGCATTTGGCTCGCGGGCTATAGCTCCCATGCTTTCCCAGACCGCAGTAGTCCAAGAGCGGAAGTCGCGGAATGCCAGTACATTGCCCTGGATACCCATAGCAGCAAGGTCAAGGTTCGTCATCAAAGCCCTGAATAACTGGAATACATCCTGGGCCTTCGCTCCGATAGTGCCCAAGTTGGGGCCGCCTTGATTGACTATGTTGCGAGCCTGCTGCACCTGCGGGATATTGACCTTCTTGAAGATTTCATCCCTGAGTGCTACGTCTGTGATATGCCCGACAAGATATGCCTGGAAATATCCCGGCTTCTTTAGCTTTGATACAGCCGCCCAATCAGCATATGCCTCACTATGTTCAGCTAAAGCCTTACGGTAAGCGTCGTAATTCTCAACCGTGTCGTTGTCTTTAAAGGCTTTATTCCTAACCTTAACATTCGCCTTTGAAAGGTCTAGTCGGTCTTTTGCACCTTTCAGCCCCTCTTCTAAGGCTTCCAACTTCTCTGTACCAAGTCGGCGAACAGCCATTAAACGAGCGGCCTGCGGAGTGAGGAATGCAGATGTGCCGTCGGCCTTTTTCATCGCAAGAAGACGGTTGACTGCACTCTGGTCGGCATAGGTTTCAACGCCAGCATCCAAACGAGCCGCAAGGCGGGTGGCAGGGTTGGTGTCATAGACAAATTTAGCTTTTAGCGCATCTTCAAAGTCATCGAACATCCGCTCTTTCTGGTATGTCTTTCTTGCCGCCGGGCCTCCAGTGGCACGATTAGTAAGGACTTTCCACGCATTAGTGAAGAAAGTCTCTGACTTGTCGGATGGGCCTTTGACTAAGATACGGTGCCAATAAGCCCCAGCGATGCGCTCGATATCGACTCCTATCCCATCGTTCTTGCGGAAGCTGTCTTCCATCATCTCCAGAGCATCGTCGATATATTTCCTCTGCTCTGGCGTCAGCTTGTACACACGGTCAGCCTCAGCGCGAGAGGCATCTTTCAATATGTCGTCAATCGTACCGTGCGCTGGATTGTCAGCAACCTTTGCAGCGTCATACCCAACCACATCTTCGGCACGCCATACACCCTGGCGGTTCAAAAAGCCATCTTGTGCGCTACGTATCTCTTTGAATCCCAGCGAGCCTTGTGCCTTTGCCCACCATGCCATGACTTGCACACGGACACGTCCATGCTCGATGCTCTTATAGACATCAGTATCAATGCCCAGCTTGCCTATCACATCGTCAGGAGCCATCACTTGGGCGCGGTTCCATAGACCGGCAGTCCAGCGAACCCCTGGAATCCGCATCGCTTGACCAAGAATGGCACCTGCCCTTGCATATAGATACGAATAGGCGCTGATGTCGTCGGTCATCGAGAAGAGTGGTTGACCAGGCACACGCGGCCCGGTGTTCGCCATGACTGCGGCAAGTTGCTCCGGCCCAGATGGAGTGATGCTCTGTGCCTCAGCCAATAAATCATCGACGGTCTTGGGCAGCCCCTCAACATCAAGTCTGTTTATATTTAGACCTGCGTAAGAGTACTCATCGAAGTTCATCCGTGCTGCATCGAGTGAACTGGCACGCGGAAATGCGTTATCAATCAGGTCGGCTGCGCCAGTAGCTATATCGCTGTCCGACAACCGCTGTGCTGCCGATTCCACAGGTGTACCGATGAACTCCTGTGCATTGGCTTTGGGCCTGGCAAGGTTTCCGCCGAAATCCAGATTACTCAGGCTGGGGTGGTGGCCGCCTAGCTGGCGCACGATGCTCTGGATGCCAGCGGTAGAGAACATGCCGGGGCCAGCGCCCTCGACTGTAGGCCAGAAGCCCTTGACGACTGCGCCTTCCTTGGCACCTACCCTCTGAATCAATAACTGTGCCACGACCTCTTGGCCGGGGCTATCACCATCGATGATGTTGTACAGTTGATTATTCCCGAATGCGTCATCGAACCCACCAGGGGTTGCTACTGTTTGCACTACCGGGCCGACCTTTTGCAGCTTCGGCGGGACGCGCATTCCCCGTGGATTTGGCGTGACCTTTCGTGTGAGAGGAATGACCTCGCCAGCTTCATCCAGATACGACACCTCTTTAGGCATCATATTGCGGAATGAAGACAGGAACTCTGCTTTCTCAACGTCAGATATTTCCCTGCTGACAAACGCCGCTACATCGTTAGCTATGAGACGTACTGGGATATTTCCACGTCCAGTGTTTACCACCTCCATCGCGCGAGCGCCCATACCACGGGCTTGTGGGCCAGGAAGTATGCGCGAGGTATCAGGAAGTAGTGCGCCAGATGCCTTGATTACTTCAGCACGGCTGGCGTCACCTGGGAGAATCTTATAATTGCCATCTCCTTGCCGTCCGAATGCGGCAGCTAGGGCATCCTCTGCATCCTGCCCTGCTTGAACCGTAATCCTACGACCCTGAGGATAAGTATTGCTTACAACGATGATTTGCTTCTGGCCCTCCTCTAGGTTCTGGGCAAGATGCCTATAAAACAGGGAATTGGGGTCTTGAAGGTTCCGGGCGTTCTCTGCCTGCTGAAGAACCTCTGCTGCGACCTTGCTGCCGCTCTTCCCAAGCCTTGCTAATTGGCGGGCACCTTGTATAGCCAGCCCAAACGGCACTACATTCAGAGGGTCTAATACAATCTCAGTAACTAAACGAGAACCAACAGGGATATTTTCTTTATATTTCTTTCTCCAGTCTTCGCGGCCTGGTAGTTGCTCCGGGTTGAAAGCAAATTCGTCTGTGAATCCTGGCACACCTAAAGCGCCAAGGACTGACGGCGCTTCAAAGACAGTGCCTATAGCACCAGCAGGTTCGGCCAAGTATTCTTCTATGAATCCTAACCCCGCACCGATTCCACCTCTAACGGTTGCGCCAGCCTGGCTCAGACCGGGGATGTGCGGTAGGTTTCCTTTCGTATACCAGGGTTGCTCTTGTTCTGGGGGTTCCATAGAGAATGGAGTGAACAAATCAGGAGCCTGCTTCTCAATAGGTAACGACATAAAGAATTCGTCTTGCTGCTCAGGTGCCAATGCTTCCCTGAAGGCTTCAGTAGGCACCCGTCTACCACTGCCACCTTCTTGCAGTATGGTTCCAGCGCTCTCACCAGGCATGATATAGCCTTGCGCCCCAACCCCAATCCCGCCTTCCTGAAACTCCATCTTTATCAGGTCGGACTCATCTAATGTCGTATCCCCAGGCTTGTCCAGTGCCTGTCGAAATGCCGCAAAGGTATCAGACTGTGCTTTAGCCTTCTTTTCGGCTGGAGTCTTAACTAATCGGTTGTAGGGACTTGTCATTGTTGTGACCTAGTTCACAGTGGATTCTTCGTAATACGTACCACGTACAGCACTATAATAATAAACCTTGCTTAGATTACAACGCTTGCAATCGTGCCTGCCCCAATGCTTAGAGTTCTCTTGCCAGGAATGCCCGAACCATTTACAGAGCGCACTAAGTACTCCCATATCTCGTTCTCCCAGTCCTACGTGGAGCGAATCTAGCCTGCCGTGTGCCGCCCTGTCCCATCGGAACCATCGAGCGGAACTCACGTTCAAACGCTTTCTCTGGGATACCAGCCAACCGGCCCATCTCCTGATAGACCTCAATCTCCTCAGGGAGTAGGTTGGATATGGTCTGCGCGGATGGCGCTCTCATGCCAGCCTGACGGAACAAGGAGCGTGGTTGCCTGGTAGGCCGTCCGGTCATCATCTCTGAGACACCCGCAGGCATGACCTGTGCGCCTGCCGGTAGGTCAACGACCTCTGGCCCCATCTCACCTACAAGGGCAGGGCCACCATTGGAGAAGCCACCAAAGGCGAATGAATCTATCGAATCGGCAAAGTTATTTCGGAGCCGTCTACGTTGCTTGGGTTTGGCTGACCGATTGAGTGGGACAATCTCTGTTCCACGAGGAAACAGTGCAAGCTCTGGGCCTTCCTCACCAACGAGGGTGAACCTATCATCGGTACGTGTTCCTCTTGCACCCTCGCCATAGTCAGACCAGTATGCTGCCTCAGATGCACCTGTACCTGCAAAATCTTCTAGGGGTTGCTCTGGTATATATGCTGATTCCTCAAATTCATGAGGTGCGTACATCTGTTCTGCGATGTCAGGGACAATCTGCTGGAAGCCACCTGCTGCGCCATAGTAATTCGGCTCTAAGGACAGGTCGATAGGTTCAGGGAGCGTAGCACCCAAGATATCCTGTTCTACGGCAGAAGGAATGTAGGTATCCGCAAACATCGGGTCGGCTATGTTACCTACATCTATAGTGCTACCAACTACATCCGGGCCGTAAGCGGTAATAGTAGGGTCGAAAGCATCTATCGCTCTTGCTCGTTTCCATGCTTCATCTTTCAAAGAAGACTCTGATATCGCTTGTGCGCCGGGACGGGGTACAGCCTGATTGATATTTCCGACAGGATAACCAGGAATATAATCAGCACTGTCGCCGAACAGCCCAGCATATGGGGAGCCAGCAAACATCGGGTCGTCCTCGAAAGCACCACCCATATATGAAGAACCGGCAAACATCGGGTCAGCGATATTTCCGCCACGAGCATATGGAGAGGTGTCGCCAGTAGACCATGGCAAAGGCTCATCAGGGTCAACTGCCCCTCTTTCAATGTCTCTAGCCCTCGCTGCGTCCATTAGTTGTTGAAAGCGACTCTTACCTCCAGCCGGGTCAAATGCGGCAGAGGGTGCGTAGGGGTCTGTGTCATCTACTGCAAGTGCCACATCCTCTCGTAACGGAGCCTCTTGAAATGGGTCGCCAAACACAGCACGTGAAGTGCCACCTGTCCAGTCAGAGGCGAGGTCGCCGTCAACATCGAAGTCGCCCTCTCTGCCCTGAAATTCTGCTATAAGAGCGAGTTGCTCTGCGCTTAATTCACTAGGTGCGCCAGTGATGGGGTCGATGATGTCGGTGATAGGGTCTTCGCCTATCTGGGAAATCGCTTCCCCAAATATCTCCTCTGCATTCCCAAAATGGAAGTTCAGGTTGTTTTGCAGTTCCGCCATATTCTGGGCAGACTGAGCAAACGTCCAGATACCCCCTTCCCACTGGTTGATGAGAGCCTTTTGCTCGTCACTCAGGTTAGTGAAAAACGTTTCGATGTCATCGGGCGTCGTACCGTCATTCATGCTGATTGACCTGTCGCCGGTATCAACCCTGCCGGGAAAGATGTCGGTGCCTTCTAGCCCGGAATCTAACAGCTTCTGGAAAGCAGAGACACCGGCTGGTTCCACATCTTCAATGACATCACCAAAGATGTCAGTGCCAGGCTCACGGGGTATGGCTGCGGAATAATCACCAGCGGCCTCGAAGTCGGTTGGCGACGGGGTGACGTTGACTCCGTCTATGGTCGTAGAGGCACTATCAACAGGGGCGTTGGAGGGTATATTCAAAGACGCTACCGCACCACTGGCGACAACAGAATTACCAGTGCCGGGGTCGTCGTTAGGTGTGGCCGTCAGTTGGTCAGAAGGAACACCCATGGACGCCTGGAGTCCCTGCCATGCCTCTGTGGCCCATGCAGGCGGAGCGCCGACCCGGCGCAGTTCTCCCATCGGGCCAGGGACAGGCTCGAAGATGCCACGGACTATGGCGGAGATGGTGAAGATATCTGCCGGGGTTCTCGACCATTCCATCGCAGCGTTGAAATATTCCAGGCTAGTTGGGCGGTCACGGAAGTTGGCGAAGCCCACAGCCGCGTCCATATTCCCATCTATCAGGTGCTGATTGATTATGTCGTCCGTGCTGGGTGTATCGACCTGCTGCAAAGAGCCGTCAGGCTGCTGGAAGTAGCCCGTCATGGTCTTGGGGTCAACCGTGTAGGTGGCTTCTTGCCGTTGCTGCACGGGGGTCAACTGACCTGTGGGCTGTTGGAGTACGTCGTAGCCAGGAAGCTCTGCACCTATATCTTTGCGTAGACCGGGAGTATATGCAGGGTCTTGCGCTCCAGTGGCCTTGTTTATCTTGGTGACCTTACCGCCTGATATGACGATATCGGACTCGTACTGGTCGCCAAGGTCTATAAGCTGATAGTCTGCATCCTTATCAAGGCCATACCTAGAGAGAGAGCCGACCCTCGCCTCTAAGGCAGCGATGACCTCATTGTACTTAGAGACATCAGTAACGAATTTATCAGTCTCCATGCCCCGTTCATCTTTTTGTTTAACTGCACGACCAAACTCATCTACTGCATGTATTTCAGGGAATGGGATACTAGACCCATATATATCTGCCCAGAGTTTTTTCAGGTCTACGGGTGCGCCTTGCTCGTAAGCCGACGTGGCTACGTCCCGTGGCTCCACGACCTGGCTGTACAGCCCTGCGAATGTATTCAGGTCTTGCTGGTTCCCCAGGTCTAAGACGATGGAGTCATCTCCTGCACCAGCATAAATCTTCATGTTGTCGCCAGAGCCTTCCACCCTGGTAGCGCCCATGCTTCGCATGAAGTTGTGGACGTTCTGGTCATGCACCCATTTAGCCCCTAAGCCTGACCCTATGGGGCGGTGTAATATGTACCATTTGCCGCCAACGAGTTCTAAGTCGCCGACGCTACTACCTTTTGTATCTGGATAGGCCAACTTTACATTCTCCCTACGTAGCCCTGTACGTTGTTCAGTACCGCATCTTGACCTTGCTCGTCAATCTCCATCTGGCGCTGGAAGGGTGTCATGTTCTGCCAGGATGTCTGCCAACTGGACTTGCTGCTCATCTTCTCTTGACCGTATTTGATGGGCGGGTTCGGGCCTTTCTCAGCATCTGACCCGGCCTCGAATAGGTCGTTGAACTCGCCTGCCACATTCAACATGGCTTCAGTGAACTGGTTCTTTACGCTCATCGTGCCATCTCCTGTCCTGCCCTGCTAGGGCTTACGGAACCTGGGGCGAGTGGGTTGCGTGTCGGTCTGCCTGTCCCACCCATCCCGGCCATCGCGCCCATGCTCTGTTGTATCGGCATACCGTCGGGGCCAAGCATCGGGCCTTCTTGTCCCGGCATACCACCGCCAGCGCCCTGCATCTGGGCTTCAGCCTGGGCCTGCTGTTTTGCCTGTTCTTCTTCTTGTTGCTCAAGCATGTTAAGGATTCCTGCCTCACGCGCCACCGCCTTAGCCATGACCTCTTGGACACGGGGGTCTGAGCGGATGAGGTCTTCTAGCAGCCTGCGCTGCTCACCAGTGGCATCCTCAAGTTTGGCATCTGCCGACCAGTAAGTCTCCTTGGACTTCAGTCCCTGTTGTACCTCTCTCAGTCCAAGTTCGCGGTGCTGTAACTGCATCACGGGGTCAACAAGCTCGAAGCTGACCAGGATGGAATAGTCGCTCTCAATCATACTGGGGTCTATGGCGTGCCCCCTGATACGTAGACTCAGGTCTAGTACGTCCACCCACTGCAAGATATGTGATGCGGATTGTGTCGCAAGGTGTTGTAGTTGTTTGCTTGGGGAGACGAACTTCCTACCAGCGGCGGTAGTCAAGATGGCCTGCTGGCCTACGGTGGATACGCCTGTCTCACGGACACCTTGTAGGGCGCGGGAGAACGTACCCATCTCGATATCCCGGTCTAGCCATTCTTCCGACTGGAACATCCAGGCAGGGAGGTTGGGCATCTCCATCTTCCAGACATCACTGCGGTTCCCCATCTCTATCACGTCGCCGCGTGCCATCTGGTCTTGGAGTTCGGCTGAGTCCATGACGGTGCCGGTGGGGTTGAAGGTGGCTTCCATGAGCGCGTTATGGCGGCCCGATACGGCCTGCGCCTGCGCTTTAAGGACTGGCATGACAGGTTCTAAGACGCCGACTGCCAGGTAGGTGGGGTCGACTTCCTCTAATGCCGTCACTTCCTGGCCGTAGCCAGAGAAAGCGTGGCTATAGGGGATGAAGCCCCAGGTGTTCTTCTCGACGAACAGGAGTTCGCTATCGGCGACCATGGCGTGCCAGCACTCAGACCAGAACTCGTCCACCATGATTAGCTCGAAGGGGTTCTCCCCGCACTCCCACTTCTTCACCTCACCGCGTCTGGCCCTGGCCCCTATGAGCCGGGACTTGGTTATCTCCTCAAGGTCTATGGAGCGCCTGTAGGCGTGTTTCACGGCGATACGGGGTTCTTTCTCCGTGGGGTCAAGTAGCACACGGGATGGGTGAGGGGCACGGGTACGAAACGGCATCATGCTCTTTGAAGCGTTCCGGTGGATACGGACGCGCCTGTCGTACTCATCTTGCGGCTCGCCGCGCCCCTTCTTGGGCTTCTCACGGCGCTGGGCCATGCACATGGTATCTAGGCCGTCTTCGACCACGGCATACCCATATAAGAGGAGGTGTTTCCCGACCTGCTTCCAGGTGAGGTTCGGCTCGAATAAGGACGCCTCATCTAGAATCGCCTTCATCGCAGGTTCTACCTGGTCGGCCCTACGCTTACTGGCCTCTGTCTGGGTGCTGGGCCAGCGGTGAATCATCGGCTCGTAGGCCAACTGGTGGTCTACGGCGTGGTCTACTATGGAGCGTGAGCGTGCGGGTTTCAGCCATTCGGGGCGGTTCATGCCTTCGGGCCAGAGCTTGAAGGTCTGTTGGTAGTAGCTGTCTATCTCCTGCCACTTCACGTGGGTACGCGACCAGAGGTCTTGGAGATACCTGGTCATCTGGCGGATGGACTCTACTGTCGGTTTGTCGTCGTAAGCCAATCTGCTACCTCTTGTGACCTAGGTCACAACTACCATCTGGAGCGGGTGCGGTTCCTACCTAGTATTCGTTTCCAGCCGCTCTCTTGTGGGCCGTACACGTTCCGGCCTGAAGCCTGGGCGAAACGGCGTAGCTGCCACGCTATCCCTACGGCGAGGGGGTAATCGTCATGTGCGCCGAGTTGTCCTTCAATCCTACCATTCTTCTTCGGGTTACGGATAACGGAGAAGAACTGGTCTAAGCCGTCCTGATTGGGGATGACCACCAGCCTGTCGGCCACCGCTTCGATGAGTTCGCCCCACAGAACGTAGCGGGAGCGTTCGTCGGTGTGCCAGCCGCACTTGTCATCGTCCCTGTAATACAGGTGTGGATACCGGGCCTCTCTGGCGGTGGAGATGGTGAGTACGCCCCAGTCGTTGTCCTCGATGCCCCATACCGGGTTGTGGTAGAGCTTCATCAGTTCCATGGACGCCAATGAAAGCTGGTCGGGGGGTATGAGGTTCGTCTGGATATCGGCCACTATGTACCCTGTACTCACGTCTAATATGACGGTTATGGCCCAGTCACCGCCGGTGCCGTGGGACGTATCGGTTGCGGCCACGTACCTCTTGCCGGGGTGGTAGTCTTGCCAGATGCTGGCCTCTACCGGGCCGACCTGTATCTTCCTTATGGGGGCGCGGCAGTCTTGTGCCATGAGGTAGAGGGTGTCGTGGTTGAATGCGGCAATCGTCCTTGGCGGGGATAGTGCTTCAATCTCGCTTGCGGGGTATTCCTTCTCGAAGAGCGATATGTCTGAATACTCTCGTTGGCGTGCGGTGAACCAGTCGTTATCCCGGCCTGGGCGCACGTTCCACCCGTAGAATAGCTTCTTGAACCCGTTATCGGGGGCTTCTTGGTAGACCCTCTTGAACATGGAGCGTGCGTTCTGCGCGTTGGACGTGGACACCATGATGAGTTGGCCGCCGCCGTCATCGATGGTCGGTTTGACGGCTGCGTAGTTCGATTCGAGGTGTTCGTGGAAGTCGGCCTCATCTAGTATGACCAGTGACGCAGTTGCTGACCGGCCTGCCTTATCTGTGGATGGGAGGGCGCGGATGCCTGCTTCCATGGTGGGGAATGTGAGTTCCTGGCGTGAGTCTGTGCCAAGTGTGGTCTTCAGACCCTCTGGTAATCTCTCGTAGATGAACCGGCTCTTCGAGAGTAATACCTTCGATTCCTCTTCCCCCTGAGATAGGAGCAGTACGAGCGCCCCTTCCTTATACATGGCCGTCCAGAGTGAATATGCGGCAAGGAGCCACGATGCCCCGGTCTGCCGGGACTTAAGCCACACGATGAGTTTCTCATCACTGAGCAGACCACACACTTCCATGAGGTGGGGCCACCTCTCGAAGGCGATTATGCCCCTGCCGGGTGGTGGTTCAAGTACCTGTACATACTCTAAGAAGTCGGCGAAGTACCTCTTGGCAAGGGCGAATGCTGCTGCCTCACCGGCCTCTAATGCCAACTTCTCTTGTGGTTCTTGCCCGGTTATGACCATCATTCCCCTTCCGTGAAGTCACTGATATGGGGTGTGAGGTCGGGTTCTACGGGGTGGGACGTGCCCTCGATGATGCGCTTCCTCAGGTCAACTAAGGCGCGGAGTTCCTCATCAGAGAAGTCATCTATGTTCCTGTGGATGACCTCGCCGTCCACCTCGATGACCTGTGCCGCCTTCCCGAATGCGCGTTCGAGGAGCATCTCGATGGCCCTTAACTGGTCGGCCACCTTCGCCCCTTCAATCTCGCCGTTCGCCACAGCCACCAGTCTCCTGGCTGCTGACAATCACTACAATCTTATAATAGTTATTAGCTGGTAACCTACCCCCACATCGGGAACCGGCCCCCCAGGGGGTACTTTGAGGGTAGGGGGACATGTATCGGCTGCTCACAACTATTACAACTAAGGGGGGCACCGAGGAGGTAGGCACCCCCATAGGAAAGGGTGGTAATGAAATAGCCCCCAACATGTCGATGGGGCAAACATGCCGGGGGCTGGAGAGAGGTTGGTCAGTACGATTAACTGAACGTATTAAACGTAACTGTCCCAAGGCATCATAACAGATTTTGCGATTAGCTAATGAGCGACTCTCGTCCATCTTAGCTCAGGAAGTACCCCTAGCCCAATCAGCCGGTGCGTTTTCATGCATGGGACTGATTATGGCCCACCACCCTCGTTCATAAGGGGCCGTTTCTTCCTGACGCACCCAGACTATATGCCTGGGCCAGGAGTATTAACCGCCTCCTGCACTGCCACCGGAGCGTAACAGATAAGCAATGTGGTTGCAACGGCATGGAGTCTATTGTATTCTTTCCGTATGCTACAGACGATTATGTCCCAGCAAGAGGGCGAGTTTGACGGGCTTACCATGTTCGATGGGCTTGATTCGGCCTTCATCGGCATTGGGGAGAGCCACACCAGCAAGCCCCGCGCCATCTACAGTGAGGCATTGATAATCAAGGCACTAGAGGAACGGGGCATGGACGATGAGGAAGCGTGGGACTACTACGGACATAACATCCAATGTCTCTACATCGGCGAGCAGACCCCATTCATCGTGACGTGGCTCCCTGAAGACTTCTTACCAAGTCCGAGGTATACAGGCACATGAGTATCGAGAAAGCGACTGGTAAATGGGCACCACCATGGCGTCCTGGGGAGTCCGGCAGTCATGGGGGAGGGGCCAGGCCCGTTAGGCGTTCCAAGGAACTGGCCGAGAAGATACTGTACTCCACACAGAACTCAGATGTCCTTGTCAGGAGACTGGTGGCTGTGGCGAACGGCGAGATTGAAGGGGCGAAGGTGGCCGACC